CCGCGACCCTGAGGAGAGGATGAGAGTGACTGTAGGTTGAACCATCCGTGGGCTACCTCGACCCATGACGAGGGGGCTGCGGTGGTGCTTGCGGCTCTGCCGAAACGCCCCGAATATATGCCAACATCCGAGTTTCCGGGGCTGCAGGGGGCCGAATAACCGCGCAGGAGTGAGTTTCCGTGCGTGGACGGCGCTGCTGGTAGTTGTTCGCCGGCTTATTCGAGTTTCCGTGGACCTGGAAACTGATTAAACGCGGCTTAATGAGTTTCCGAGGGCCTTGGAAACCCCCCCCCACGTCGTAAATCTCCCGCGCAGCTTCGGGAGTCGTCGAGCGGCGTCAAAATATCGCATCTGCCCAACATGCCATCTTCACCACGCCAACTCTCTTGACACCCCCCTCCCAGCCTGCCTAGGATGTATGCCAACTCGGCGGAGGGCACGGACCCCGATGCCAGAGTTCGCAACTTGGAGGTCAGCCATGGCCCTGCACGAGGATGCACTGTCGTGACTCTCGACGACATCCGCAAGCGCGCCGACAGCGTCATCACCGTATCGGAGGTCGTCGCCCCCCGGACGGCGGCCATCATCACCGAACTCTGCGGCGACCGCTTGACCCTGCTTGCGGAGGTGGACCGGCTGACGCTCGCCACGATGAGCGAGAACGACTACCTCAACGGGCAACGTCACGAGCGCGCCCGCATCCTCGCGGCGGTGGAGGCGCAAGCCCCGGACGGTGCGAAGACCCGAGACTTTGCCTACGCGCTTGGCTGGGACGATGCCATCGCGTCCGTCATCGCCATCGTGAAGGGGGAGACGACGTGACCCCCGACGAGAAGGAAGCCATCCGCGCCAGCCACAGGACGATCAACCAATGGTCAGAAAGCGACTGGGGCGACCCCGACACCAACCCCCGGTACGCATGCTCCTGCGGCTCCGAATGGTGGCCCTGCCACGTCCCCGCCCTGCTCGCGGAAGTGGACCGGCTAACGGCGCAATGGCAGAGGCTTGGAACGCAGGCGGTCGCGGCGGTGGAGGTGCTGCCGCGCCAGATGCAGTACGCAGACTTCTACTTCCCCGAAACCTACGACTACGAGACGGTTGGGCTCGCCGCCGTCATCGCCGCCATCAAGGGGGAGACGACATGACAACCGACGAACTCGCCGCCATCCGGGCGCACGTCGCCCGCCACGGGTCGCTGACGTGGCACGACGGGGAAGACCTGCTCGCGGAGGTGGACCGGCTCACGGCCCTCATCGCTCGCTGGGGCACCACGGACGAAGCGGCTGTCGCGGTCCTCAACGAACGCGCCCGCACCGTCGCGGCGGTGGAGGGACTGCGCGTGTCACCAACCGGACCCCGCGACGAGAACCCATGGCAGATCGGCTTCCGCCAGAGCCGCAACGAGACAGTCTCGGCCGTCATCGCCGAGATCAAGGGGGAGACGACGTGACCCTTCGTGACGCGCTGGCGACGGCGCTCGCTTCACACGACGACCCCGACTTCGGCTACCCGGCCGGATGGGCACCCGCCGACTTCGCAGACGCCATCCTCGCCGACCCCACCTTCCGCATCGCGCTCACCGCCAGCGTCGCGGTGGCGACCGAGACGGTCAAGGTGGCGCTCGGCGCGGTCGTCTGGTATGACGACCACGAGGGTGGCGAGAAGGCGTGCGAATGGCTCACCGCCACCATCGTCGCCCGGATGCTGGGGGAGACGTCGTGACCCGCCAGTACACCGCCACCGGCGACCGCAACTCCGCCATCCGCGTCTGCTCCGACGACGAGGCCGAGGCATGGGATGAGGCGCTGCGGCAGGAGGGCGTCGAGCGCGAGCGCAACCGCATCGTCGAACGCATCGCCGGGCTGCAGACCCTGCGCTGTCCGTGTCATCTGTGCGGCGGGAGGGCGACGTTCGACTGCGCGGCCGTCACCGCCGCGATCATGGGGGAAGAATGAAGGTCTACGCCCTCTCGAGGGGTTCCTACTCCGACTACTCCATCGTCGCGCTCTTCCGCGACAAGAAGGACGCTCAGGCTGCCATCGACACTGGGAAGAGGGACTTCAACGACGTGGAGGTGTTCGACCTCTACGAAGGACCCGTCACGCAGAAGATCGTCTACCACGCCGAGTTGAGGTGGGATCGCGGCACGAACGAATGGATCGAGCGGAGGTGGACGTGGGCGATCTGGCCGTGGGACGAGAACTACCTCCTCAAGCGCCCCGTCGTCCACTCCCATCCCGACAAGAAGCCCGTCTACGTGTCAGTAGCCGGCCCCGTCGAGGAGGAGGTCGCCAAGGCCCTCCACGACCGCATGGCACAGATCAAGGCACAGAGGGAGCTCCCATGAAGCAGATGACGACGGCTGAGTTCAGTCGCTCGAACCTCGCGATCTTCGACGAGCCGATCGAGGTGAAGAGGTACTCCACCGTCGTGGGGACCTTCTATCCTGTGGGGTCCGATCCGGTCGATCGGATGACCACCGACTGCGTGGTCCACGACCCGCGCATCGTGGACCTCGAGGAGGAGGTGAAGCACCTGAAGAAGCTCCTCGCCGCCAAGACCGTGGATGCAGACGGGGAGACGCAACGCACTGCCACTCGTACTGTCCTCTCCGTCGCCAAGGCCATCGACGCGGACCAGAAGGCCCTCGAGGTCGAGCGGCGCATCAGCGGCCTCCACCAGCAGGATCTCGACTACATCAACCGCAAGCTGGGCAAGAAGTGAGCATCGAGGCCATCCGCGCACGAGACGCACACATGGACCCTGAGAAGCCGCGTGCCGAGGGCCTGATGGCGATAGCCGACCGTCACTTCCTGATCGAGGAGGTAGACCGGCTGGCAGCGCTCGCATCGATGTCCTTCTCCGCCGCCCGCCTGCAGGTGATGGAGAAGCTCATCGCGGAGCATCGCACGGTGGACGACCTCGCCTACGAGGCCGGCAAGGAGGATGAGCAGCATCGCATCCTTGTGGAGGTGGCCGAGATACCCGAGGTGTTCTCCTCGCCCGGGTACATCGTCGATGCATTGGCGGACGTCGTGAGACGTTCGGCCGTCGTCGCCATCGTGAAGGGGGAGCATGCGCTGGACGAGGCGTGAGTCAGATCGCGCCGCCATGAGGATGGAACGAGCCGCCGAGAGAGGCGACCGCGCTGCGTGGTTCATCGCCCTCGGCTACTACGAGGGAGTGATGGCCCGCAGAGCGAAATGGGCCGAAGAGCATCAAGGAGGTCACCATGAATGATCACGAAGAGGCCCGAGTCAGCCTCACGCACGCGATGTACAAGGTGAACAACGACGACGAGGAGCTCAGTGTCGCGACCATCCTCGCAGCGGCGCAGGTGGAGGCCACGCTCGCCCTCGTCGATGCCGTGACGAAGCTCACCGCGATCGTCCGCGACATCCGCGACGACGTCTGCAAGGACCCCCTGTTCCATGAACACACCTGATCGGCCCGCCATCCTCTACTGGGCGAGGGGGAACAGGTGGCACGCCATCGTTCAGAGGGGGAAGATCACCCTTCACACCCTCTGCGGGGTCGAGATCGGCGAGTTCTCGCCCCGCAAGCCCCATCCGCCCCATTGGGACGTCTGTACGTGGTGCGAGAAGCTCTCGATGGATCGGAGGCCCGTTTCGTGAACTACGTCTCTCCTCTTCGGGCGTACGCGCCCCCCAGGCCGCATCCCATGGATCAGGCCACGATGTTCGCGATGCCTGTGGATGTCGCGTATGGGCCCTTGGTGATGACGCTATCGGTCAGTCTCCGCCGCGAGGCTCGTCAGAAGTGTTCTGGATGCGGCCTCAGGCGCGTGTGCTACTTCATCGACATCGCCAACGCCATCACAAGCCCGAGGCTCTGCGCTCGGTGCGCTGGGATCAGGTGAGCCCCTGCGAGCCCCTCGTCGACTTCACCGGCCAAGTGGGCTGGCTCTGCTTCTCGGATAACGACCTACTGCACGCCGAGTTCGAGGAGCGTCCGCGCTGGTGCTTCGGCTGCCGAAAGCACGTCCGCTACAACCTCGAACTACGCGGCAGCCGGGGGCCGTCGTACTACGAACCAACGTGGTCAGCGCGGTGTCCGAATGGATGCGGCGATCGAGCCTCTGGCGGCTTCTGGTACGTCTCATGGAATGGAGGTGAGGAGTGATCGCTCTCTTCGACGAACCCCCTCGCGGGACGCTCGATCTCGACCACTGGGCAGTCAAGGGACTCGCCCCGATGGAGTCCGCGTGCGTCCTCGTCATCGGCATCGTCCGCGACGAGGACAAGGGGGGCCAGATGACCGGCTCGATCGTCTGTCTCTGGGACGGTCGGGTACGGTGCGTACCAGAGGATGCATACACGCTGGACTGGCGCTACAACGTCGAAAGTGACCAGTTCCGCGACATCTCTGTCCAACCGTCTGCTCAGGAGGTCTAGCAACTTCGACCACGAGCCGCTAGGCTCTGTGGTACAACTGAATAGGGTTCCACGGCTACTGCTCCCTGTCGTCTCTCGGTTGACCTCCGCGACATGCCGGTAGCACAGCCGTACCCGAACGGACGGGTCGACCTTCACGGGTCGACCCGTCTCTTCTTGCCCGCTGGAGGATCCGATGGCAGACATCATCTGGGTCAAGATCACGAGTTGGCACGCCCTTCGGAGGGACAACTCGAGGTCCACGTTCTGTGGCCTCGAGGTGGCCGAACAGGACCCGATCAGCGACGAGTTGCCCGCCGAGAAATCGTGCGAGAACTGCCTCCGCATCGTGGCCCGCAAGGAAGACATTGCGAAGGCTCGTCTGCCGGCATGAGCAAGTACTTCTGCACCGCTGAGGCGTCATTCGCCAGCGCTCATCGAGACCCCGAGGAGGGGCCTCACCCCCACGGGCACACGTTCCACGTCAGGGCCACGGAGCAGGGCACCGATGGCGGGGTCGGATCCGAGATCCTCGGCGACCTCCGATCCATCGTCGGCGAGCTCCACCTCCACGACCTCGGCGACATGCTCTACGGCGGCAGCCAGACCCTCACCGGTCTTGCTGCGTGGATCATGGAGCGCCTCCTCTCCCGACACCCGCGCCTCACGAGCGTCGAGGTGTGGACGGACGAGGACTACGTCGTGGGCATCAGCAGGGAGATCCGTTGAACCGGAAGTTCGACTACGACATGATCGAGCGCGACTACATCTCCGGTGAGATGGGCCTCCGCGAACTCGCGAGGATGCACGGCATCAACAACCACTCCCTCATCACGTACCAGTCCAAGAAGCGGGACTGGGTGAAGAAGAGGGAGGACTTCCGTTCCAAGGCAGCCGACAAGGCCGTCACGCTCATGGCGACGGCCGAGGGACGCCGGCTTGCTCGAGAGGAGCAGGTCCGCGACAACGCCATCGACGCCATCGACGAGGCGATCACCAAGATGCGCTCCGACATGACGAAGACGCGCATGGTGATGCGGAACGGCGAGTACGTCGAGGAGCCGATGGTCGTCATCCGTCCTCAGGACCTCGCCGTCCTCATCGACCGCCTCAACGTCCTCTTCGGACGGCCTTCCAGCATCAGCGAGGACCGCAACCTTGGTGTCAGCTTCTCCGCCTCAGGAGCCGTGGGACCAGAACTCCTACGAAGCATTGTCGAAGCTACTCGGGGGATCGTCCCCGAAAGCTCTGGCAGATCTCCGATCCCACGCCTTGGTGACCCTCGCGAGAACTGACGGTCCCGAGGCGATCTTCGCGTACGGGGAGTACGTCTTCGGATACGTGCCTGCGGCACACCATCGAGCCATGGTGGCCGAGACGCTCGACGCGGTCCTCCGACGGGAGAACGAGGTCTACCTCCTGCCGCGAGGTGGAGCGAAGACGACGTGGGACAACACCATCTTCTGTTCGTGGCTCGTTGGGAAGTACCCCGACATCCGCATCGGGATGGTGAGCAACACCGACACGCAGTCGAAGGACTTCAGCCGGGCCATCAAGTACACCGTCGAGTCGAACGAGGCGCACAGGGAGGTCTTCCCCGGTTCGTCGCCCAGCCCGTCGAAGTGGACGGACAAGGAGTGGCTCGTCAAGGGGAGCCGCTGGCACGGCTCCAAGGACGTGACGATGTTCTCCGTCGGCGTCGGCGGGGCGATCATCAGCAAGCGCTTCGACCTCATCCTCATGGACGACATCCTCGACGAGGAGAACACCCAGTCGGTCGACCAGCGCGAGTCGGTCGAGGTGTGGTTCAAGAAGACCCTGAAGCCCTGCCTCTCGCCTGATGGCGTCGTCGTCGCGATCGGTACACGGTGGGGCGAGGAAGACCTCTACGAGATCTTCATGAGGAAGCTCGCCGACGGCGGGATGGGGTGGAAGAGCCACGTCGTGTCTGCCCTCACAGAGGATCCCGTCAAGGGCCTCGTGTCGTACTGGCCCGAGTACTGGCCCGTCGACCGCCTCCTCAAGGAGAAGGACGAGATGGGCGCTGCCCTCTTCTCCTGCTCCTACCAGAACGACATCTCGGGGCTCCTCGAGGGGAACATCTTCCACGGCCCCTTCGACCACTTCGACGCCCTGCCGGAGGGGCGGTACACGTTCCGCATGGGCGTTGACCTCGCGTCGTCGGTCAGGGAGCGTGCTGACTACACGGCTCGCGTCACGACCGCTGAGGACCGCGACACGGGCGACTTCTGGGTTCTCTCCGCGTACAGGGACAAGCGTGAGTCGCACCACGCCGAGTTCGTTCACGACGGGTGGCTCGCGTATCCGAACATCGGCCTCGTGATCGTCGAGTCGCAGCAGTTCCAGTCGACCTTGATCCAAGAAGTCATGGAGACGTACCCGAAGATCCCCATCGAGGGGAAGAAGGCAGACGTTGACAAGACCACACGGGCGAGGGCCGTGGCTGCGAAGTACGAAGCGCACAAGGTTCACCATCATTCGTCCCTTCGCGGGACGGCGTATGAGGTCGAGCTTCTCTCCTTCCCGAAGGGGCACGACGATTTCGTGGACGCTCTGGGGTACTCGATGGACCTCGGAGGGAGCGAGTTCTTCTTCGGCAGTCTGCGGAGGTAGCGATGAGCATCGACATCTCGAAGTCGGAAGAGATCGAGTTTCGTGACGGGAAGAAGGTCGTGCCCGGGTACATCGTCGACTTCCTCCGTGGCATCGAATGTCACAGGTTGACGTTCGATGAGGCTATGCTTGCCGCGAACAAGAAGGTCGAGTCTGACTTTCTCAACGCCCAGCAGGACAGGGTCCTTGCAGCGCACTTTCGGGAGCAAGGCTGATGGGCGTCATCACGGACATGCTGACCCGGTCGTACCGGACGTCACCCAAGAACTTGCCCCCGGGGAGCTCCGCTCTTCTGTTCCAAGAGCGAGGCAGGGTCGGGAAGTCATCTGCGGCCCTCTTCCGCAACTGGGCGGAGCATTCGGAGTGGGTGCGCGCTGCGGTCAACATCCGCAAGGCGCAGATCTCGTCAGCCGAGTGGGACATCGTCCCCTTCGACCAGACGCAGGACTTCAACGTGTCCCTGCAGGCGGAGCAGAGGGAGCTCTTCAACAGGCCCAACCTCGCCGTCGAGTCCTTCCGGTCGTGGGTCGAGCCGATCCTCGAGGACATCCTCGTCCTCGACGCTGGCGTCATCGAGAAGGAGCGCAACCTCGGCGGTGGCATCGCCGCCCTCCATGGCACGGATGGGGCGAAGGTCAAGGTCTCCACCCTCTGGGACGGCGATCCAGACGAGACGCGGTACTGGTGGGTTCCCACGCCCCAGTACGAGGTCCCCTTCAAGAACGACGAACTCGTCTACATCATGGCGAACCCGAGGACGTACTCCGTCCTCGGGCTTTCTCCGTTGGAGACGCTCAAGACGACG